TCAACATAAAGTTCGTTACGATCAATTGTAGTCGGTGTGTTATTACTCAAGTCACAAACCACCAGGTAGTCATAGATACCACGTTTGGCTACGAGATCAATCATCAAACTTGTACAAGCACTTTGGATAGAATCACGAGTAATTTGATCGTTTGGCTCAAACAAGTACTGTTTAGCAATTTCGTTTAGACGTCCACGTACAAACGCTACTAAACGTGCCACGTTAATACGATCTAACGCACTGGTTAAACTAGTTGTTGTTTTGTTGCCAAAGTTAGTAATGCCTACACCAGGAATAAAAGTGATTGGATTTACACGGTTTGTGTATAGTACATCACGCAGGCCTTGGTTTACACCTAATGTTGTAAACTCACCAGTTATAGCATCAATATAACCAATTTGGGCAGCATTGTCAACTACACCACGCCGTGTTCCAGCAGGTGCCAACCATGGAAAAGCTACTTCATCACTACGAATAATTGTACGAACCATCATATGACTTGGTGGCTGTACTACAGGATTTCCTGATAAATCTATTGTTTGGCAACTTGGGTAAAAAGTGCCAGCATACGCATCACCAACCAATAGTCCATCGCCTGTTGCACGGCCTAGACCGTTGTTGTTGGTGGCAAACTCTGCAATCTCTTGCGGATCCAAACGTAATGGTGTATCAATCACAGAGAACGCTGTGCCACCACGTTCGTTGTTGAGTGCTACCATGTTTGGTGCCAACTCTGGATACTGTGGGCAGGCAATCAAGTTGAATTGATTATTTTCTTCACGGATCTGTGTGCTGGTATCAATGCCGGCTTTTAATGCTTCAACAATCAAAGCACGTTGAGCCTGACGACCCATGTATGGTGATCCATCGTTACGATTGCCAGACGCTGTTACCCAAGCATTAGTTTCTGTGGGCAATGTGTCATCAGGGTAGCTGGTACTGTTAAAATAATCAACTTGGAATGATTTAACATTGAATCCTGAGCGGCGTGTGTTAAACAACAAAGTTCCTTGTGGAAATAGTGCAGGATCTGGAGCATCTAAATCTAAATAATCACTTACTAACAAACTTGTAATTGTTGGGATAGCATCTGAGATTGGGTTGGTTGTACCATTTGGTGCCCAACGTGCATCAGCAAACAGGATACCGTTACTAGTTGTTTGATCTGTGTTGTCGATTTGAACCCATTGTGTAACTCCACTAACGTTGGTCCAGCGGTAGATCACTGGATAGTTTTCTAAGTCACCGGTGTCAATCCATAAGTCGCCAACCACTAATGGGCTAGAACTTTCATCGGTTTGAGTTGTCGGAGCCGTAGTACTAAAAATAGGACCGGCGGCATTGGTTAATGTCAAGTTCTCACCACGAACGTCATTAGTCACATTTTGATAACCATACCAGCCGCCATCATTTTGTATCATGATATCAGCGTTATTGGTAGCGGCACTGTAGTACCATAAACGGCCGTCGGCTGGATCTTGGTCCGGTGCTGTATCACTGGCTGTGTAGGTAAAAGTTGGTGTAGTAACCCAGTTACTCAATTCCAATTGGTCAGTAACCAACGCAGGGCGGCAACCGCGAACTGTTGTGTTAAAGCCGGCATCAGTCACAGGAGTGCCTGTTACATCATCTAATACAATCACGCCACCTTGGCTGTGTGTAAACACCAAGTTACCGGCACTATTAACAGATGCACTTACGTATGGTACATCAGCAGCACTAACAGCACTTACAAAGTCTGCTATGGTGCCTGTACCACCAATTGTGGCTGTCACCGCAGTTGACATATTGGCACTGCCAGCTACACTTGCACGAATAGTAAATGTCTCACCAACAGTAAATGGAGTTGCTGTTGAAGTAAATGCTAAATCTCCGGTAATTATAGTAGCTCCTGTGGCATAACGTTCAAGAACTAAAAAACCAGCTGTTTTTGGAGTTGACCCATTGGTTGGTGTTGGGTCATACTCTGCGTAAGTAGCACCAGCGGCAATGAATTGTCCGCCACCACTAGGATCTAACCCATAATTGGCAGCAGAATCATTAAAGTATACCGGACAGTTTTGTAATACAAATGTTCCAAGTGTGCTGTTGAATTTTTTAACTGATAAATTTGTGCCAAGATTCACATTGTTGATCTTGAGCCATACGGAACCAGTTGGTTCTGGTTGCGTTTGTCCTACTGCCCAACGAGGCGCTTGATAACTGTAGCCGGCAAAATAATCCGGAGCTGCATATGTTTGGGCAGTAATTCCCAACGTGGCCAACGGAGTACCTGTGCCATTGCTAATACTGATTAGCCCTTCTCCAGCGGTACTTCCATCTGCCGTGGCTGTACTTTCAGCGTATAAATTTAATTTTCCGCCGATTACAGCGGCGTAGACGCCTGTAATCGCGGCTGTGTTGATGGCTGTGGATAATCCTGTGACTGTGTTGTTAGGACTGACTGGGACTGTTACTGTGGTTCCGTTGATTATAACTGTGTTGGATGCAACTAAACTGGTAGGAGCCAAGGTACCTTGTACTGTGGCCCAGGCTGTTTTCCAGTCATCACTACCAACCAAAACCCAGGTGTTATATAAATCGCTTAAGGCTGATGCTGTTGTTTGGCTGGAGGTAGGGCCGCCACGCTTGTAGTAAATTGGATTATAAATGTTAGTAGCGGTAACTGCATAGTTACCAATGCTACCTATAGTTTGCAATGGAACTGTACTACTGGGTTCTAAATCGGCGGTGTCTGTAATAACAATCGGAACTTGATTGGTAAATGCCGCCGTGGTTTGATTCCACTGGAAAACGCCCCAGCGGGTATTGGCAGTGTCTAACCAGTAGGTATTATTATCAGGATTACCTGTAGGGCGAACTAGAGTGGCTGTAAGCTCAGCAAGGTCGATATCCACACGTTGGACATAGCAACGATTACTAATACCCAAGGCACTGTAAGCAGCCAATAACCCGTATTCGTTAAGCTCGTAACCGTTGATTGGAGTACCAGCTGTAGTTTGATAAAAGAATGGAACGCCGTATGTGGCAGCCAAATCACGCTGACTGGTAATTAAGTATACTCTGTTAGCATTGGCAGTTAAGGTGCCGGCGGCAATTCCTACACCTGTGCCTGAGATCTTATTAGACGCCGTGGCCAATAAAATGTACGGAACCGAGTTGGTTGCAGCAGGAATATATTGACTTTGGTCAATAATTGTGACTTCTACGCCTGGGGATACTAATGCCATGGTTTAATCCTTTTTATCTAGTATGAATATTTAGCGGATCTGACAAAAAGATGGCCTGATTAATGCCCTTACGGTAAGGTTTTGCTTAAATAATTGTATGGAAAGACCCATTTGCCCAGCGTGTAACCAGCGACCACGTGCTGTAAATTGCTATAGAAACGATCAAGTTTACTATCGTAGCCGGTGTGAGTATTGTATTAAGAAAGGACGTAGAATCAAAACTCCAGAGCCTCGCTGGAGAACGTCTGGATATAAGAAAAAACCCACATGCGATCGGTGTGGGTTTCGTAGCAAGTATGCCGCTCAACTGCTAGTTTATCACGTGGATGGCAATCTAAATAACACGGGTTTACGCAACTTAAAAACTATTTGCTTAAATTGTGTGGAAGAAGTTAAACGGACTGATCTGCCTTGGAAGCCTGGAGATTTAACACCAGATCTTTGACCTGGCGGAATAAGTTATCCATACCATCTTCGTTGTTATCAATAATAGCATCAAACTCGGTACCAATCCAAGCAGTCTCGCTAGCATGAACATTATATGTTTCTAATTGGTTTTTGCTTAGGCGCCATGCCGTATTACGAGTAGGTCCTTGATTTAACGTTTGAGCCAGCTCAAACCACACAGGTTCCGGGCCACGCACTACCCTGATAACAATACCACCTGCAGCTTTAATTGCCTTGATTTCGTTAGGAAAACGGCAATCTGAAATAACCACGTCATCATGTGTTTTGCGCAGTTTATTTTCTAAGCTGGCAATCCAGATATCGTCATGATAGGATTTACGGGCCACTTCAGTACCCCAAACCTGTAGTACCAACCGTGGTGTTACAGTCATACTCAATCGGTCAGACCACCATGGATCCGCCTGTTCTCGCCACTCTCTACTTTCACGAGTGCGGCCTTCTAACATGTCTCTATCCCAGCCAAATACTGCGGCCACAGCATCTTTTAATGTATGGGCAAATGATTCTCTGCGGAATTGATGTATATTTTGAAGATAATCAGCAATGGTATCTTTGCCCGAACCTATTAACCCACAAATTCCTATAATCATTTGATTGCCTTTAGATTTAAGTGTTTAAGAGTAGCTTGAAGCATGTCAATCTGACGACGACAATCCTCAAGAGCATGATGTGATGTAGGCGGACGAGGGCAGTCGGGCCACAAGCTATATACTGTTCTAGCATCGCGCACATTGTAAAACTGCCATGGTAATGCCTTGCCATAGCTTTTATAAGCATGCTCGAGAATATTCATGTCATAGCATATTCCGTTGGCCCAGATATGTTTGTGTTGCCAAGCTAACTTATAAAGACTATCTAGTGCTTGATCTAAAGGGATACGATTGTCTTCCATAAATGCTTCGGCCTGTGCTTCGGGCTGGGTTGCCCACCAGTCAATGGTATCTTGCTGTATATTACGGTCTGGTTGGCTTTCTAATGTGATACGAGCATAATAGCAACGGTCATAATAGCCTGTACCAAATGGGTCAAAGCTCTGGGCGGCGATGGTTAAAATGGTCGCATCGGGACCTGTTCCTAACCCCTCCAAATCAATCATCAAGGATGTGCTCATGATGTATTATAGCATGGGTAAAACTAAAAGTCTATTATGTGTTTACCAATCTAGCCGATGACAAACGTGATAGGGGCTGACCCATCAACATAATTCTTTAAATCTTCAATTCCTTGTTGCATCATGGCCATGCCTTCGGCTTTCATAGCTGTACCATTTAGACTGGTACCCGATTGCGGACCGGCGATAGTGGCAAATTTTTCACGAGCTTCACCAATAATTAATTTACAGTTGCCTACAAAATAATTACGAATCCATTGTTGAATTTGAAAATCACTGAGTAGGTTTACTTCTGGTTTTAAGTTGTAGGTCCAAAGTAATACATTTTCTCCGGTGCCTTTAGGATCACGCATGAGTTGTAATTTTTTAGTTACAGAATTCCATGAATAATTCATGTAGGCTCCAAACATACGACCGGCTAGTTCTACATACTGTGCATAAAAATCATAGGTAGCAAGGCCACCGGCTACATTAAAATTCATTAAGTACACGTTCATACTTGCCTGACTGAATGGATCAAAATTACTGGCAAATGGTCCTGTTGAGTCGCCAAATGTTCTACGGAAAATTTGTCTAACTGTTATGACTTCTTGAGGTAAGGTGTAGATATTAACATTAGACACCAACTCCATAAAAGT